GATCGCTTGAATATCACCGTTTTGTGAAAGAATTCTGGTTTTTACATCTTCTGCGGTGACAATTCTGTTTTGAGCTTCGAATGTTTTTGGTGCAACATACTTGATAGAGTTGATAGTTTCTGTATTTGCACCTCCAGAAGCTTGTGAAGATACCGTAAATGAGAAGTTAGAATAACCAGCAAGCGTAGCAGGTGCTGAGAATGTGTTTGCGCCATTAGTATCAGTGCCGTTACACACGCGATAATCTACAATAACGATATTTCCATTTCGAGGCTTTCTTCCAAAAATGTCATCGCCAAAATAAATCTCATATTGCGAATCTTCATTTTCCTCAATGAAGTATGCAGTAGTGTTAGCTTGAACCGTCGTAATATCTGTGCCAAGTTGATACGCGGTGACGGACGTATTTGAAGACGATTCTTGAATTTTCACTGAAAAGGAAGTTGTGTCCACACTAGGATTTGGAATAATGTATCGGGTAGGATTAGAAGTATCTACAGTCCAACGAAACTGAAGAGGATCGCCTTCCTTGATATTGATCGTTCCTATCCAGTTGTCTCCGTTAGATGTTAGATTGTACGCTGTTGAAGTTACAAACGTATAAGTTACATCATCGATGGTAGTTGTAAAAGTTGTATTTGCTGGTACTGTCACGCTACTTGGAGTGTCATCCGGAGTTACCACCACGTTTAGCGAAGCGGTTGCGCCTCTAGCACTTCTTGGAGTATATCCTAGCATCTTCGCGCGTGAGACTACGCTATTTCTCAACTGCGCGGAATCCAAAAAACTCTCATTACCAATCATATTCATGTAGAACGCATTATGGTACGTATTATACGCTAGAAGGTCCAACAGAATTGCCATAGTTGAACTTTCAAAATCATAGTCGGCAAACTGATCTTGTGCTTTTAAATACGTTTTTAGGTTGTTTTTTAGTTCATCAAAGTTTACACTGGTAATAGATAAAACACTATTTGCTGACATTTATCTTACTCTTTCAACTGTAAAGGCTAATTCGGTACTATCGATCTGGTTCAATGGTCTAAATACGATGGAAATCTTTATAGTATTTAGATCGTCTTGCTGATCAACTTCGACACGATCTAAGAATACCCGAGGTTCATATGTTTCAATAACTTCTTTGATCTTATTAATAACTTCCAACTTTGTCGCTTTCGAAAAGTTTTCAAAGAGCATAGAAGTGATATTCCCACCTTTATTTGGTGAGTATGGTCTTTCATATTTGTTCGTCATAATCAAATTTCTTACAGCACGCTTGATAGCCTGTTCATTCTTCAATGCCTTTACATTACCAGTAATAGGATTTGGAATAAACGACATAGGAAGATCGCTGAATACTACAGCGTTTCTAGGCGGATTTGTCGCACCAGATTTATATGCTACCATTGTACTTTACCTTTTAGAATATTTATATCATTCAAAAGCAAAAACATTACTACTCCCAGAAGTTGCTGAAGGTCCACAGTGAGGCCCTGCAAGAATAGGGCACAATGAATCGGCGGCGGCCGAAGAACCATTTACTACCATTTCTTTGCCTTCGATAAAGACAGTCCCAGGATTGATACTAGCATTCAAACCTCCAGCCCCATGACTGTTTGGGTCTGTCTGAACTGCTACCAATTTTCCATTCGCGTAGACAGTAGATTGATTAGTAACAACCGTAGTTGCTCCACACGCTCTACTATCACCATTTCTATGAACGCCTGCCATTAGTTTAGATCGATTCTATCAGCCACAACTTTGAAGTTTCCACCACACTCAATATTCCAATCGCCCGCAACCTTAGTTGTCGCATTACCATCAATCGTAATGTTACAGGTACCTTTAATGTTCACATAATCGTTTCCAGCCACAATCTCATAGTTGTTTCCAACGATCCTTGTAACTTTATTCCCAGTTTCATCAATCTCATAAAAAGTACCTGCCTTGTGATATTCATGTATGCGTGAAGCACCCGCCGTATCATCCACTTCTATAACGTGCCCAGCTTCACTTTCAAAAACCTTATTGTTCGGATAAGTAGCCGCATAGGAACTCGGAGGCTCGTCCCAAGATTCATCACTATTCGCTAATGATACTCCAGTGGTTCTTCCAGCATTCTTAGAGGCACTTAAAGTTTCGCCTTCATTTCGTGCAAGTCTATTCGTATCAGGCTCTCCCGCATATCTAGGAAATGTGCCCGAGGGATCGTTAAAGCCAACACTGATATCAGACAATGACGGAGGAATCCCGGGTAATGATCCTAAGACGATCGGTCTTTGCGCTTGATCGCCATCCAAGAAGAAGCCTAACACTGTAGAACCTTGCTTCAATCCTACAGGCGCTTCTCCAATACCGCTAATGCTCGCATTTGTAGGTGACATAACAACTTGCGCCCATGGAAGTTCATTCGTAGGCATCTTAGCTTTATCTGCAATGTGCCAATAGTACACTCGCACGCGCACACGACCAGTCTTCAACGGGTCTGCAATGTCTTCCACAACTCCCCAGAACCATGTAAAGTTCTTACCTAATATCTCACTCATACTGGGTCCCTCGATTTGATCTTTCTACCATAGCCAGCCTTTACACATTCTAATATAGTGTAGAACTGATTATTGTCGTAATAATGTTTCAACCCCGTTACAAGAAATTTCGGATTCTCTTTTCCAAAGAAATAGTTAAACTTTCTTAAACTTTCTTTAGATTGTGAACCTTCGGGCACAAAGACGTTGACAAGATTCCCAGCGACCAGTGTAGTGTTTCCAGGGATCACAAAGTTGATTCCTACTGTATTATTAGTCAAAGCGGCCTTGGTAATCAATCTATTGAGGAATCTATGGCGTCTAAAAGCATTTGTTATTGTAGATGAATCGTTGTTTTTTACATAGTCCAAAGTATTGTACGATTCGATATCACTACTCTGAATAAACCTTGTGTGAGGTGTAGAAGGTTGTCTAATCGATAGAAAGCTTTTTCCAGAAACAATCTTATTAGAAGCCAAAGATTCTGAAGATTGATCGAAGTCTTCATAGTAGTTAAAAGTATTCTCTTTGAACGTTTTAGTTAGTGGATCAAAAAAACAAACCTCATTTGAAAACAATCCTAAATCTGCATTATTGACCGTATCAGCACTATTAGAGAAAGTCAAAGAACTGATAACTTGGTATTGCTTAATATCTCCACGATTGCTAAAATCCACGTTTGTATTATAGCCATAGTAAAAACTATCCGATACTTCATTCCTAGAAAGTTCCGATACAGTCATGAAATAAAATCCTTGATAGTTCTCAAAGAAAATAAAATCACTGTCAGGATACGTTGGAGATTCCGCCTGTGTAGCCAAATAGTTCATGAACTCGAACGGGCTATGTGAAGAAATGTATGAATGCGCTCCTTGTGTTGGCGCAATCGTCAAAGTCTTTTTCTTCACAACAATATCAGAACCTGTAGGATACTTTACAGCGCCTCTAATATTAGACGTATAGATAGCTTTTACAATTTCTTGGATACTCGTATCTTTAAAAGACTTATCCACGCTTGAAAAACGATCCACCAATTCTTCAATAGAGATTAGAACGAATGATAACTGTTCCGAACGATCTGCATATTGCTTCCTTGAAAAACTCTCAACATAGAATGTATATTCTTTGATTCTCTCTCCGGGGGTATTGAACCGTAAGATTATAAACTCTTCACCAATGACAGGTAGTTTCTCTACGAGTGCCATACTATTCAGAATATCCAAAGAACCTCTCATAGTATTTTGGAAAATGTTTTCCTGAATCTCAAATTTTACCAATACGCCTGAAAGTTCTAAAGATTTTCCTTCGAAGTTATAAATTTTTATCGATTCTATATTGATTTCATTTGGGCGATATGCCATTAGTCTTCTTCTTCCAAAGCATCTTCGATAGCAGTTAGAATATCTCCAATGTATCCTTCATCGATCAAGTTAATATTTCTCTTGTTATCATTTAGCTCGATTTCATAATCATACGCGGTTACCAAACGGCGCTCATTAGGTCCTAACGTATTGTAAGTCGTTTCATCAATCTTGTAAGTCTTTTCGGGAATAATAGTTCCATCAAAAAGCACCGAAGCCTCTCTATGGATTTTCTCATAATGGTGCGTGGTAGCTTGTGCAGTCGATATAGAACCATACTTATTCTTTATAAATCGATTCAACGAAAATGAATCTAAAGGCCAATCATATTCAGGATCGTAGATATCGTTTACAAGATAAATCAGCCAATCTAAACTCGCATCTCCATAAATCTCATAAGCAACCGCATCCGCCCTCATGTTCTCTGGAATTGTGAAAGCGAAGTACAACGATTTCTTAGATTTCAAAATCTCATTGATTACAAACCGTTGAGTGATATTAGTAAGAATCTCGTACTTACCATTCTTCTTCAAATCATATCTTACTGTTGGAAAATCTTTAAAGTAAAATGACATTATAAACCACCCGAAGTAACATTCTGATTATCCACAACTCCTTCAGCGCCGGAAAATGCTGGAGCCCATCCTCTAGCAGTCTTCACATTCTCATTCTCAAAATCATTCTTAGTGACGATTTCAGTTTCTAAAAAGTTCAAATCAAGGATAATCGATGCTGGGATTTTCTTGCCGGATAGATCAAAATAAAATGCATCACCTTGGCCATGATAGTTGACATTCATACTCGTAAGAACACACGGCTTGAAATCGAACAAATATGAAGAGTCCATAAAAGCAATGTGAAATATAGAAGGATAATCGAAAATCGATCTAACATTCTCGTTATAAGCAGGAAGCATATTGTAGCGAAACCTATTAATAATTCGTCTAATCTGCCCAGACTCACTAGGAGACTTCGCAAACAACTCAAAAGAAAATGTATGATTCCTAAAGTTGATACCTTTGAAAAGAGTAGCAAGATATGGATTAGAAGCGATTCCAGATCCAGCTAATGCTCCCGTCGCGCCCTGTTGCCCTAAAGCACCTAAAATAGCACCAGCCGACGCTCCTAGTGTGCCACCACCACTACCTAAAATCGCACCGATAATTGGTGCTACATCGTTTGAAACCAACTTCATAATCTGTTCGGCGCCTATGTCCGTCAAAGTACTTAGAGCGTCTCTACCACCTCCAGCATCACTAGTAAATCTAGCCGCCGCGTCTCCCATGGAGCCGATCGCCTCCGAACTCCATTCAGCACTATAGCTTTCTGAAAGGTTTTTAGGTAACGGTAATGTAATCGTACCACCAGAATCAACCTTCTCTACAAAACCTACACGACTCGCTCCTCCATATTCATACTTCTTAGGAAGAAACTGCATAAAATGATTATCATACGTTACAGTAGCTGGAAATCTCAACCTAAGTTTAGAACTCCCGTCTTGAAGATTTTTTATCTTGTTTGGAGTTGACATATAAATACCTTTAGTGTAAAAGTTCTTCTAGTTATTTATATGGCATATATACAAGGTCGCTATCAACTTAAAAATCCTTCAAAATATCGTGGTGATCCATCGAATGTTATTTATAGATCATCATGGGAACTAAGAGTACAAAAATACTTGGACGATCATCCAAGCGTTATTTGGTGGTCCTCCGAAGAAATTATTATTCCCTATAGAGACCCAGTTACAGGTAAAGTTAGAAGATATTATCCAGACTTTCTAACAAAAATAAAGAAGTCTGACAGTACTTCAAAAACTCTTCTCATTGAAATAAAACCTCAATATCAAGTAGATGGTCCTAAAGTACAAAAAAGAAAAACTAAAAAATATATAAATGAAGTCTATACATATGCAGTCAATCAAGCAAAATGGAAAGCAGCAAAAGAATATTGTGATGATAGACTATGGGAGTTTACAGTAATTACAGAAAATGATCTTGGAATAAAACCATGACCTATTATGTATATGCAATGGGTCCAGAGAATTCATCTACCGTTAAAATAGGTTTTACAAATAATCTTCAAACACGATTGAGAACCATTCAAACAAGTCATCCAGAAAAGATTGTCGTTCACCATTATATAGAGTTTGACACTGAAAAAGAAATGAGAAGTGCAGAAAAGAAAATTCATGAAACTTTAAGACATATACGAAAAAAAGGGGAGTGGTTTGACCTCTCCCCCGATAATGCTAAACTTGAATTGGATTATCTAAAAATTATTTTAGATTGAACCTTTCATCAATAAGGTCTTCAAGAGCATAACGACATTTCACCAGCTTATTAGTTTTTCGGCTAATAACGATACTCGCATTAGCCATCATTTTTGTAGCCGAGCCGACAAATGCGTTTGAGGGCTGAAAATAATAAATATACTCATTAGTCACCATCTTGATAAGAATATCGGTATTTTCAGAACAACCTTCTTCTGTAACACTCACATCATCACCGTACACCAGAGCATTACCGCACACCTGAGCTTTGCCATACACCTGAGCTTTGCCATACACCCGAGCATCGCCGTACACCCGAGCAT